CTTGAACCTAGTATCTGACTTAGGATTTTACCTGTAACAGTTTACGGATAATTGATTTAAGCAAAAAGGAATAAGATTCAAGAACAGTATCTGAAAGTCTACTAGGTGGATTCAATAGCTATTTCCTATTTTTAGTAGATGGTAATTAATACCAATACCTTTTTGAAGAATGCTGTAGTACCAATGGTTTGTCATATTTTCTTTCTTGTTTACTAACCATGTTATCTAGTAACAATCACTCTAACACTCTAGTAAATAAAGACATTAAAAATAACCTAATAACAGTATTACTGCTTGGCAAACAAGAACGATAATATGACAAAATGGAATTAGCGGAATGTAGTAAGAAAAAACACTAGACAGCTTTTAAATCCGATTAGTAAATCCCTTACTAGTCCAAAAGACTTAATTTAAAGAAAATGTTCAAACCGATAACACAAAGACGATTTTATGTGTTATACTTGGTTTACAAGTTAGCAGTTGAGCAAGTTACTTACCTACCTCGCAATTGGCAACAAGTCATCCTCCCCCGACTTTAGCTGTTGCAGGATAGGGTACTTGCTAACCTAATCTTGTATCCTTGTGAATTATTTTCTAACCTTGTAGTTCATGTTAATTTTTCTCCTTTTAGGATTTACGTTACGAGACGTAGATTCGCCTCCTTTTCTTTGGTATGTAGCCTACAACAATCAAAACAGTGATTGTATCTCTTGTGTAACAGGTTTTAATACTTCTGTGTAACTAGTATGAGCACCTCTTACACAAGTTGGAGTAGGTTCAACGTTTTTCTCTCCTTTTGTTATTTTCGTTGAATCTACTCGATAGGCTATTACCTACGAAACTCCTTACCTTAAAAAGTAGGGAGTTATTTTTTTCGTCTGATGATAGCAAAGTGTGGTATAATAGGTATAACAGTTTTAACATAAGGGAGGGCATGAAAATGAGTACATGGGATAAAGCAAAAGAAGTTTCAAGACTGTCCAATGGGGATACGGATTGGATTACGGTTGTTGACATATATTATACATTAGGTGGAATTGAGCGAGTTATCTATTCATACATAGACAAAGAAAGACCTTTCAGAATCGTTGCAAAGGTCAATAGCGAGCTTGTGTTAGTGCATTACACAAAAAGTAATACCATAGGGGTAGAATACATTAAAGACGTTCAGAAAGCTCCTAAACTGTTTAAAACAGTGGTTGACAGAGAGCTAGTTGAGTTCGACTTACCAAAGTCTATTTTGATGGAGATTGACGATAACGCTCACTACTTGAATACGTTCAAAAACACAAATGGTAAGATTAAGATTTAGAAAGGAGATACATTGATATGGCATGGTTTCGTAAGAATAAGGTCTACGAAGAAGAATTAGTAGACTATACGAATATTGACACAGATACAAGAGTACGCCTTCTTCAACAACAAACAGAAAAGCTACAGAAGTCTACCAACAAGAAAGAAGTAGCAATTCAAGAGCCAGTTAAGTTTATTGACGCTGTTGATTTAGGGCAAGGGTATAGAACCAAAGGCAATAAAAAAGGTATGTACAAGAACATTCATGAAGTCTTAAAAGAGCTTTCAACGAATATTATTGTCAATTCGATTATCACAACAAGAGCAAACCAAGTAGCTAGATATTGTGTTCCTGCTAAAGAGCGAGAAGACAGTATTGGTTTTGAGGTAGTACCTAAAGATATTAAGAAAGACCTCTCAACTCATGACGTAGCAAACATTGAGTACATTGAGGACTTTATTAAAAATACAGGGCAAAACTTAGACCCTACTCGTGATAGTTTCAGACAGATTGCTAAGAAATGGGTACGTGATTTACTAACATACGACCAACTGAATACGGAACTAATTTATGAAGGTGACTTAGATTCACCTTTATATAAATTCGTAGCAGTTGATGCAAGTACTATCTATCATGCAGTTGACCCAAAGACGTACAAGACACCAAAGGGTAAGAATGCTAATATCTATGTACAAGTACTAGAGGACGGTATTGTGTACGAGAAGTTTAAAAAGCATGAAATGATATTTGAAACTATGAACCCACGTACGGATATTCATTCACGTATGTATGGACTATCACCATTAGAGGTAGCAATGAGTCATGTAGGGTATCACCAACTGACAGAAAACTTTAACAATAAGTATTTCAGTCAAGGTGGTACAACAATGGGTCTGCTACACATTAAGACAGGGGAAAATTCTACTTCAAGAGCATTAGAGGATTTCCGTAGGGATTGGCAACAGAAGTTTACAGGTGTCAATGGTTCGTGGAAAGTACCTGTAGTAACAGCAGACGATGTGAAGTACATTAACATGAACCAAAGTTCCCGAGATATGGAATTTGAAAAATGGCTTAATTACCTTATCAATGTACTATGTGCGAACTTTGGTATTGACCCCGCAGAAATTAACTTCCCTAACCGGGGCGGTGCTACAGGGTCAAAAGGTAACTCCTTACAAGAATCTTCTAAGAAAGAGACAAGCCAACTATCGAAAGATAGAGGTCTATCTCCTATTTTGCACTTTATTGAGGACGTAGTGAATCGTAATATTATGCCCCATTTATGCGGTGGAAAATATTTATTCCGCTTTACAGGTGACTCACTAGAAAAAGAGATTCAACAAGTAGAGTTACTTATGAAAGAAGTAGAGACATATAAAACACTTAACGAGGCACGAGCTGAAAAAGGATTAGACCCAATTGAAGGTGGGGACGTTATCCTATCTGCATTCCACATTCAACGTATTGGTCAGCTTTACCAAAAAGAACAGATGGATAAACAGATGCAAATGCAAGAAGCCCAGATGATGTTAAGTAATACAGGAGAGACTGAAAATGAGCCAAGCGTATCAGACAGTGGAAATGATGAAGTATCTAGCACTGAAAGTAAAGACAACTCAAATGAAGTTCAAGAACTACAAGAAGGAATGACAGGTAAATCAAAAGCAGACGGTATTAAAAAGGACGGACAGCTAAGAGATACAAAGTCAGCCAACGGATTTAAAGAAGGCGGTAAACAGGATAATTAATCATTATCCTGTTACCTTATATTACCGAAAGCGGTAGTTCTGTTATATTATTACTAGGAATCAAAAAATACGTGTCAGTTCGGCACAGTATGATATACTATACTATAGTGGTGGGGTGTGAAAATGAAGAAAAGTTTTAACATCTACTTACCGATGGACTTTGAGAGCCTTGCTAAGAGTGATTCTGAGAAAGGCAACTATGTTAGAGGGTGGGCTTCTACTCCTGACTTAGACAATCAAGGCGACATCGTAGACCCTAAAGGTATTGAGATTGACGATTTTATTACAAACGGTTATATCAACTATGAGCATAACCCGAATAAAATCATCGGTGTTCCTACAACTAACTGCTACGTTGACCCTGACAAAGGATTGTACATAGAGGCTAAACTATTCATGGATAGACCAGAAGCACAGAAAATGTGGGAATTAGCCATGTCTTTAAAAAAGAACGGTGTACAACGACCTTTAGGTTTTAGTATTGAGGGCGATGTGTTATATCGAGACCATGAGAATCAATCCATTGTACGAGGTGTACGCATTACAGGTTTAGCTTTAACAGCAAACCCTGCCAATCGTAAAGCTACATGGGAAACGTTAGTAAAGTCAATGGTTGCAGGAAATGAAGTCAATCCAGAAAACATGCAAGGCGGGGAAGCTTTAAGACGACAATCTTTAGCTGATTCACTTGTAGTCCTTACTTACGGGTTAAAGGATATGAACTTTGCAGATTATCGAGACTTTGCAAAAGAGCTTGATAAAATGGGCAACTTTAATGATGATATTGCAGTAACATTAATGCAACTATGTTACGGATATTCAAAATTAGAGGCTCAACGAATTGTGAAAAGTAACAACGAAGTGAAAGGAGAAGATAAATAATGGCTAAGAAATACGAAGACATTATCAACTCTGTTGAAGATAACTTAAAAAATCTTACAGCACTTTCAGGTGATACTCAAGAAACAATTTCTAAATCTGACAACGAAGAAGCAGAAGTTGAAGTAGAAGCTACAGAGGACGTAGAGGTAGAAGCTGAACAAGCAGAAGCTGAAACGGAAGAAGTAGAAGAAGCGGATAAGGCTGAGGACGTTGAGAAGGACGAGGAAGACGTTAAAGAGGAAGACCTAGAGGAAAAGGCAGAGGAATCAGTAGAAGACGCTGAGGAGCTTGCTGAGGCTGTTGAAGAAGAAGCTGAAAAAGAGGAAGCTGACGAGAAGTTAGAAAAATCTGAAACAGTTGAAGAAGAAACAGTAGAAGAAGTTGAAGAAGCTGAGGAAACATTAGAGAAGTCTGAAAAAGAGGTAGAAGCTTTAGAAACGAAAGTTGAAGAAGTAGAAGCTAAATTAGAAGGCGAAGAACTAGGCGGTACTGTTTTAGCAGAAGCACAACCTGTATCAACAGAAGGCTACGCTAAACCTATGGAAGTAATGGCAGAAGCTATTTCTCAAATTACAGACGTATTAGCTACTATCAAAGCTGACATTGCTTCACTAAAAACTGTAGAAACAGTTTCTAAGTCAATGGACGCTGTAGAGCCAGAAGGTAAATCAGCAGTATTACCTGTAGAACGTGAGAAACTTTCTAAATCTGACGTAGAAGAAGCAGAAGAAACTACACAAGAAGTTGAGGAAGTAGAACAAGTTGACACTTTCAATAACGATGTAGAAGAATACTTCTTCGCTAAAGGTAATGAAATGACTGCTCGTGACGTTCAATCATTACGTACAGTTGTTCTATCGGCTCGCCACAATACTCTTACAGAGGACGAGCGATTAACAGGTGAGGAGATTATGAAGAAATACGGTAAATAATTTCTTCTTGTGTTATATTATCTAAAGAGTTACATTAACTACAATAAAAATTAGTGCGAGAAGCACGTTGAAAGGACGATAATTAATGGATAAAAACAAAGAACAAGCTGTAAATGAGTTCTTAGAAACTCACGAAAAGCTGTCTAAGTCAATGGTTACAGGTCACAACTTCGGTTCGTTAGACCAAGAGGGTGCAGGTGCGTTACGTCGTCAATCATTAGCAAATGACGTTAAAGTACTTACATTCAACAACCAAGATTTCACAATCTTATCAGACATTAACCGTACTCCTGCAAACTCTACAGTTGAGGAATACACAATCCAAACAGGTTATGGTGAAGCAGGTGCTTCTCGTTTCGTATCTGAGACAGGTATCGGTACAATCAATGACCCAGGTTTAGCACGTAAAATTGTTAAAATGAAAGCAGTATCTGACACTCGTCAAACTTCTATCATGTCAACAATCGTAAACAACACTAAAAACCCACTTCAAATCCAACAAGATTCAGCTTTACTTG